AGTTACAGTTTCAACGAGATGACCAGCGCGCTTTCGCAGATGACGGCGGCGGGCGGCAAGATCGACAAGATGATACCCATGATCATGGGTATCGCAAACGCCACGGCGGATGCGGGCAAGATGGGCTTTGCGTTCCAGAGCACCATCCGAAACCTGACCCAGAGCTACAGCGCCGGGCATTTGCAGTTACAGGACTGGAAGAGCCTGAACCTGATGGGTACGGCGACGAAAGCCCTGAAACAGGAGCTTATCGACACTGCGGTGGAGCTGGGCGTCATCAAAGAAGGCGAAGTGACCATCGCCAGTTTTGAGTCAAGCTTGCAGAAGAAGTGGGCCAACACAAAGGTCATGGAAAAGACCTTCGCAAAGTACGCTTCCATGATGGAGGCGGCCTATGAGCTGACCCAGAAGAACCCGGGCATGACCAGCTCGGAGGCGCTGGAACAGCTGAAGGGACAGTACGGGGAGCTGGCAGAACGCGCCGCTCTCGCCGCCCAGCAGGCAACCAGCTTCGGGCAGGCCATTGACTCGACGAAAGACGCTGTCAGTTCAAAATGGATGTCCGTGTTCGAGACGATCTTCGGCAACAAGGAAGAGGCCACCGACACATGGACGGAGCTGGCGAACCGGCTGTACGACATCTTTGTGCCGCCCATCGAAGCGCTGAACGACCGGATGAAAGAGGGCCTTGACAGCGGCTGGCAGCAGATGCGGGACGCTTTCGGCGACCAGGCAGACGCCTATACGACGGTGCTGGAAAAGCTGGCGCTGGCAAAAGGCGCCGTGACCGAAGAGGCCATCGAGGAAGAGGGAAGCTTTGCGAAAGCTTTGCAGAAAGGCAAAGTGAATGCAGAACTCCTGACGACCAGTCTCAGCGACACCATCAAGACCTATGCAGAGCTGCTGGAAACGATGGATGAAGCCGACCCGAGATACCCTTACCTCCAGAAGGACTACGAAGCCTTTCTGAAGCTCAACGATGCGGTAGCAGACGGCAGTCTCGACCTTGCACAGTATGCGGAAGGGCTGACGGAGGTGTCGGGCCGGGAGCATCTCTTCAACAGCCTGTGGAACATCATGGACGCCATCGGGAAGGTCACAGGCTCTATCCACGAAGCCTTCACCGAGATATTCCCGCCCACCAGCGGAGAGCAGATACACTCCATCGCCGAAGGGCTGGATGTGATGACCAAAAAGCTCATCATCACGGATGAGAGTGCGGCGAACCTGAAGCAGACCTTTAAGGGCATCTTTGCAGTGGTGAAGGTGCCTCTGACCGCTATGACGACGCTGGCGAAGACCGGGGCAAGGGCTTTTGGCGTACTGGTGGACGTCCTGCGGCCGGTGGGAGCAGTGCTGCTGAAAGTGGCAGGAAACATGGGGAGCTTTGTGTCCGAGATGCAGAGCACCCTGCTGGGAAGCGGGACGCTCAGCGAGAAGCTGGAAGCCATCGCGAAGAGCGCCAAGAAGCTGCTGGACCCGCTGACCACGCTGGGCGACGTGCTGAAAAAGAGCATCGGCGAGAAACTGAGCGAAGCGAGGAAGGAAACTTCAAAATGGGCCGACAGCCTGCCGGACGGAGTGCGCGAGGGGGTCTACACCCTGCTGGGCATTCTGGAAGGACTGGGCGCCGGCACACTGACCGTGGCCGGTGTCGTGGGTGGAGCGCTGAGCGACCTGAAGAAAAGTGCGAACAAAGCAATCGGCACTGTGGCTGACTTTATTACCGGGCAGAGCAAGAACCTGAACGGATATAAGGACGTGCTGACGAGCCTGCCTGCCATCGTGGGGGCTGCAGTGAGCGCCTTTGCTGAGGAGTTCAAGGGCGCTGCCGGGAACGTGGAGAGCGCGACGTCCAGGGTCTACGAGCCGGTGAAGGCCTTTTTCAAGGCACTGAAAGACGGATTTGACTCCATCAGCGGGACGGATATTTACCGGTTCCTGAGTCTTCTGGACGTGGGGCTGCTCTCCTACGCCATCGCACAGTTCGCCAAGGCCATGAACAGCCTGCGGAAGATGCTGGCAACGCCCCTGTCGAAGATGCTGGACAGCATTTCGGGAAGCTTCAACGCGCTGACGGGGGCGCTGAAAACATGGCAGAAGCAGGAGAACACCAAGATCCTCACGGGCATCGGCTCGGCCCTGCTGATGCTGGCGGGGGCCATGTTCATCATGAGCCGCATCAACCCGGAGCGATTCGTCTGGGTGCTGAGCGCCACGGTGGTGCTGATCGCTGAACTGGTGACGGCGGCAAAGCTGCTGAAACCTGAAGTGAAGGCATTTGACTCTGCGGTGAGCGGGCTCGGGACCCAGCTGTTGAAAGCCTCGACCCTGTGGGGTTCTGCGGCGGCACTGCTGGGACTGGCGGCGGCGACGAAGGCTCTGTGCTCGGGATTCGTGGCCATCGCGGACGCCATAAAGGGCGAGAACTTTCTCCAGAACCTCGCGGCTTTTGCGGCGGCAGTGGGCGCTATGGTTGTGCTGACACGGAACATGGGGCTGCTCATTGCGACCGTGAAGGCCCGCGACCTCGTGGTAGGCGGTGCGACGCTGCTTGGCCTCGGCGCTTCGCTCATCGAGATGGGCATCGGACTGCGGATCGTGGCCGGTGCAATAAAGCCTCTGAGTGAGGTGAAGTGGACGAGCCTTGTGAAAGCCGTAGTAGGAATGGGCGCACTGACAGCCTACCTCACCGCGATGGGAAGCATGCTCGTACTGGCACAGGGTGTGGCGGACACCATGCTCACATTTCAAAATGGACTCGCCATCGCGGCCATGGGCGGAGGCCTGTGGGTGCTGGTGCAGGGCGTCTGTGCTCTGGCGGGGCTCATCACCGAGAATGTGGACGACGGCACTCTGAACACCACAAAGCTCGAGTACGCCACTACGGCCATGAAGACCCTGATGATCCTCATGACAGCCATGAGCGTACTTTCCAGCAAGACGAAGTTCAGCTCGGGTGCGGCGGCGCTGGCCATGGCAGGAGCGATGAACGCGGTGGCTGTGGCTGCTGCGGCACTGACACTCGTGCCTGTAGACAGCTTAAAAAAGGCGGCTGGGGTGCTTGGCGGACTCAGTGCCGCAATGGCAGCACTCGGTTACTTCGGCTCGGCAGGATGGAGCGAGGGCGCAGGCATTTTCCTGATGGCCGATGCACTCATGGCGGTGGCCGGGGCGTGCCTGATGATGGGAAAAGTAGACTGGGGAGAACTTAAAAAAGCAGGCGCGTCGCTGGTAGTTTTGTCTGCGATCGGATTGGTGCTGTCGAAATTTGCCGGTCCGGTCAGCTTCCTGAACGTCTCCACCGGAATGCTGGCCATGAGCGCTTCGCTGCTGGTGCTGGCACCGGCCATCCGGCTCATCGGCATGGTAAAGCCGGAAGCAGTGAGTCAGTCGCTGTGGATATTTGCCGATACCATGATGGCGATGTTTGCAGGCGATATGCTGCTGACCTGCATCCCGGAGCTGGCCCTCGGGCTTTCGACTCTGGCAGGTGCCTTTACCAAGTTTGGCAAGGGAATGCTCTACCTCGCCGGTGCAGGAGCGATATTCGGCACACTGGCGCTGTTTGCCGATCCGCTGTGTACGGCCATCATCAACGCAGCGCCGGACATCGAGGATGCTCTGGTGGCTGTGGTGACGCTTATCTGTAACGCTATCAACCAGAGCGCCGAACCCATCGGCGAGGCCTTTACCACCCTGTGTAAAGTGCTCATCCAGACGGCCATCGACCTCATTGGCTGGGCATGGAGCGGAGAAGGCGGCGAAGGCAATGGCATCAAGGGTGCGCTGGAAGAGCTGGGAAAGAACATCTGGGACGGCATCCGGGACATCTTTTCGCCGTTCAGCGGCAATGGAAACTTCCAGCAGAGAAATGTGGCTTTCAAGTTCAACCCCGATTTCAAACCCCAGCGCATCAATGTCGCAGATGTCTTTACGTTCTCCGGTGCAAAAGACGACGCCGAAAAAGAGGGTAAGGAGATCGGTGAAAATGTCGCAAACGGAGGGGCGAAGGGCGTCGAGGAAAACAAAGCCCGCGCAACGGGTGCTGTACAAGGCATGGTGGACGATACCATAGATGCCGCCAAGAAGGGGTATGACGTCAATAGTCCTTCCAAGGTCTTCGAAGAGATAGGCCGGTACATCACGGAAGGTCTGGCCATCGGCATCCAGGACCCGGGCGCTCTGAGCGGGGCGTTGGCAGCGATGCAGACTGTGGCAAAGAGCGTCCGAAGCGTCTTTACGACTTTCTGGGGCATCCACTCGCCGAGTCAGCTGGCAGAAGAGGACGGACGGAACGTCGTGGAGGGACTGCGCCTTGGCATCGGAGACCCCGACCTGAGAAGCCAGCTCTATGATGCAAGCTATGAGTCCGCTTCGCAGGTGCGGGACGCTGTGGGCGCGGCACTGGACGAAGCCAAGAAGACTGCCTCGGACAAGATGCTGGAGCTTTACAGCATTATGAAGGCCGACCATCTCATGCCGGACGGAACGCTCCCCAGCGGAAAAGCCGGACTCGGGGCGAACCGCTACCAGCAGGCGGTACAGGACTACGAGAAGGCCAACGCCAAGGAAGACGCCAGGAATACGCCCTATCTCGGCGCGGACTGGAAACCCAGCTCCATGTGGGACAAGGCGACGGAAGCGCTGCAAAAGTACCAGAGCGGCGAGATCAAAGCGAAAGACGCCCTGAAGGGCCTGACTGGCGAGGCAAAGGACTGGGTCTCAAAGCAGATCGGAAGTGCTCTTGGTCTGGAGGGCCTTGACCCGAGTGAGTATGCCGACCTCATCCTCGAGCAGTACAGCGGTTATCTCCCCGACGACAGTACAGGCGCTTCCACTGCATCTTCCGGCAAGAAATCCTCGAGCAAGGGAAAGACTCTGGCCGAGACCATCGCCGAGAAGTACACGAAGGAACTGAAGTCCAACAAGTACCTCCAGAATGCCGCCGACAAGGAATACAGCCTCTGGGAAGCAGGAGAAGGCGACACTGCTTCCATTGAAGCGCTCATCCAGAAAAAGGGTGAGACGCTGGCGAAGAGCATCGAGCTGCAGACAGCCCGTGTGGACATCGCGCAGAGGCAGTACGACGAACTGGTCTCCCGGGTGGGAGCCAGCGACGACAAGACGAAGGAAGCCTACAACACTCTGCTGGACGAGAAGAAGAACCTCCTCGACTTGCAGCAGGCGAGGTTTGAGAACACCTACAAGGCGGCCATCGAGCGGTATGAAAGCGATGACAAGCTGGCTCAGACCGAGTATCAGCTCTGGACGGACACCTACGAGAAAACCGCTTCCGTGATGGAGAAGAGCAACAAGAACATCGAGACCATCAACAAGCGTCTGGCCATCCAGAGCGAGAAGACCGCCCTCGCGGAAAAGGCGTGGGTGGAAACGAAGGATGCCCTCGGCGAAGCAAGCCTTGTGACCCAGCAGGCTTACCGGGACTATCTGGAAGCGCGGCAGGAACAGCTGGAGCTGGAAAACGAGCTGGACAAGGCGCAGCTTGCGGCGTTTGACGACCTTTCGAGTTTCTATGACAGCCGCATCTCCATGGCGCAGAAGCGGATGAACCTGCTGGACAAGCTCTACAACGACGGCGACCTCTCGGGGCGGGCAGACGCCTATGCCAGCGCGGTGGAGCAGTACGGCGAGGACAGCATCGAGGCACGGAGAGCGGCAACGCAGGGTACCATGACGGCCCTGATGGGCGTGAACAGCGCACTGACCAGCATGAGATGGCAGATGAGCAAGGTCACGGCCATGCAGCAGAAGTACCAGACTGCCCTCGAACAGGCCGGAGGCAACCGCTACGATGAGACGGTCATGGCCGCTTACGAGGACATGATGGAGACCCGCTCGACCTTTGCGGACTATGTGGGGAATCTGGCAGACGCTTTCAACGTGAGCGACGCCACGAAGAAGGCTATGATGCAGTTCGGCGACGCCATCGCCCAGAACTGGAAGCCCATTCAAAATGGATTCATGGCGGTGGCCAAGAAGATGAACCCGAAGCTGGTACAGGGATTCTCTGACCTGTTCGGCCTCTACATGAAGGACGGAGCCAGCGAGACCGTGGCCGCTGCTACCAACACCGTCGTTGCCGCCATGAGCGGAGACTGGGCCAGTGCAGTTGCAAGTGGGCTGACTGCGGTACTCGACGTAGTTGGCACGGACTTTGGCCAGACCCTGACCGAAGCCATCAGCACCGCGCTGAAGAATGCCTTCAGCGGGAACGGGCTGTTCGCACAACTGCTGACGAAGCTTTTTGGAAGCATCGACCTCGGCGGAAGCGGAAGCTCAGGCGGCTTCCTCTCGAACTTATGGCAGTGGCTCAAGGGCGGTGCATCCGCCGCGAAGAGCTTTCTGGGCGGAGCATCGACAGCGGCCGCAGGAGCCAGCGGAGCGACAAAGCTCATCCCGGTGCTGAACAGCGTAGGGACTGCCACCGCCAATGTGGCCTCCGGTGTGACCACTGTTGCCAAGGCGGCGGGAGTTGCCAAGGCAGCCGCCACCACTGCGGGAGCTGCTACCTCGGGAGTCCTGGCCAAGGTGGGCATGGGCGTTGCCAAGGTGGCCTCGGGACTTGGGCCTCACGGACTGCTGGCTGCTGCTGTCATCGCAGGAACGGTCGCCGTGGGTACTGCTGTGGTGAAGAACTGGGACAAGGTGAAAGAAGCCGTCGGAAACGCATGGAGCTGGATCAAGGAGAAGGCTTCGGGACTCTGGGACGGCATGAAGAGCATTGGCGGAAACCTCATGAGCGGCCTTGCCACCGGCGTGAAATCCGCTGCCAAATTTGGCCTGAAAGTGGCTCTGGGCCCTGCTTATGCCATCATCAGCGGATTCAAGCATATCCTCGGCATCCACTCGCCCTCGAAGGTCATGGCCGGTATCGGTGAATACGTCATCGAAGGCCTGACCAGAGGTATCGTCTCTACCGAAGGCGAAGCAGAAAAGGGCATGGACGAAGTGGGCGGAGCTGTCATCCGCAGTGCGCTGGCGACGACAAACGCCATTGCAGATTATCTCTCGACTGATAACCATCCCAGCATCACCCCGGTGGTAGACCTTTCGGATGCGGCACGCGGCAGCGCATGGCTGAACAGCGCCTTTGCCGACCGAAAAGGCACCATCAGCATGGCGGCGACTGTGACCGGGCGGATGGCACGCAGGGCCGAGACCCCCTCGAGAAATCAAAATGGATACGAAACTGCCCCCGCACAGACCCAGTCGAACCGGGATGTGGTGGAGGCCGTGAAGACCCTTGGCGAGCGCATCGACCGGGTGGCAGAGTCCGTGAAGGGCATGAAAGTCGTGATGAACGGCCGGAAGTTCGTGGGCGAGATACGCAGCGACATCGACGACGTTGTGGGTGACATCATCGAGAAAGGACACTGAGCCATGAGCATCTACGAGACGGTGGTGCCGGGAAGTGCTGCCGGGTACACGGGCCTCGTGTTCCGCATCCCCGCAGAAGCCCCGGTAAAGACTCTGTGCACAGCCGACCTTGACCTTGTGCCGACTGGGCCGCTTTTTGTGGAGCCGAACGAAGAGGCCGTCCGGACGCTGATAGCGGCGCCATGGCACGGTGCCATCGAATACTCTCCGCTGAAAGACCGTGTGTTCAAGAACGCCGAGGGAAGCTGGGAGTTTTACTATGTGCTTGATGAGAAAGCCCACTCCTGCTGGGACTGCTATATCGACCCGCCCATCAACCGGGAAGACCGCGGCTATGCCGTGACGGAGCGGACATGGACGAGCACCTACCACACGCTGCTGCATTTTTTGCAGGGAAAGCGGGTGCTGGTGGACGTACCGGACGGAAAAGGGAGCATAAAAACATACAAGGGGCGCTGCTGGGTGAGCGGCTACACAACGGACGAGAGCGGACAGATAAAGGCGACGATAGCCTACAGTCTGGCTCCGCCATGAGCGACCGAGAAAAGGGGACCAGATGGAGACGATACTGCACGGAGTGACCATTGACGGATTACATACTTGGCGGGACCTCTATCTGATCCCTATTTGTCGGCCGGTCGTACAGCCGCCGATAGAGAAAACGAAGACCCTCGACATTGAGGGAATGAACGGCGAAGCAGACCTTTCACACGGACTGACCGGATACCCGGTGTTCGGCTCGCGGGAAGGAAGCTGGCAGTTCTGGCTGGACACGGAGCGGTATCAGGAAGAAAAGAACTTCTACGGCCCGGTGGGCAATACGGCCTACCTCGAGATACAGCAGAAACTGATAGCCAAGATGAAGCAGCCGTTCCGGACAAAGATAATACTGGACGATGACCCGCAGTTTTACTACGTGGGTAGAGTGTGGGTGAGCGGAAAGCCCACCTACCAGTACGACCATGCGAAAATAACCCTGCGATACCAGTTTTACCCCTACAAATACCTTGTGGTGGAGCCGAACGGTGACTGGCTGTGGGACTCTTTCTGTTTTGAGACAGACCTTGCGACAAGGCAGATGAAGGGCGTGGCCATCGCCGCAGGAAAAGAAGAAACCTTCCCGCTGGTGGACTCAGACAAGCCCACAGGCGTTTACGTGACCTCGAGCGGAAAGGCAACAGCGAGCCTCGAAAATCAAAATGGAACGAATTTCACCCTTGTGAGCGAAAAGTACGGCACAAAGGTGGACTGCACCGACGGGCTGAGTCAGACGGAGCTGGTATACCCCTTTAAGGTGCTTTCATACAAGCTCTCGCTGCGGACAGTGGAAACGCCAGTCTATTTCAAGAACCCCCGCAACACTTTTGCGGGCCTCTGGTGGGACAAGGGCGAGAAGCAGGTGAGTCTCTCGGTACGAAAAAAAGGAAGCTCGGTGCTGCTGGCCTCGCTGGTGTGGACGAACGGCATCGAGGACTACTACGGCAAGACCATCACGCTGGGCGGGACACTGAGCGCAGAGCTTGAGCCGAATACGGACTACGAGCTTGTGGTAGCGAGCAAGACAAGCGGACTGGAATTCTTTGGGACGAGCATCGCCGACAGTGAGACGCTGAAAAACAACAGCAGCTACATCTCGGTAGCACGAGGCGGCGAACTCAGCTCCGGGACCGGAAAGAGGGCCTGCTTTGGCGGAACTATGAGCTTTTATGCAGGCGACGGCGCTGTGCTGACGCCGGGCGAGAGAATGAATATCGGCGTGATAGCCTCTGACCTTGAGAACATCGGGCGGACCGTTGTGATAAAGGCAGACGAGGACGTCACGGTGAACGTAGAGTGCAGGCAGGCGTTTTTATGAGATACAAAGTATATGCTGGAACGGTGGATGTGGTGTTTAAGTCGAGCACACAGGCACGGTTCCGGTGGAAAAAGAAGACCCTCGTCTACGACTCCTACGGCGATGCGGTCGAGGGAGAAGAGACGGAAGGCATCCTCACAGACCCGGTGGTGGATCTGGAAAACAAAGAGCCCGGCACTTTTACCTGTGAAGTACCCTACAAGGCAGAAACGCGCTTTGGCACTGTAAAGAATCCGTACTACGACGAGATCAAAGTCGGAGAGACGTGGATGATGGTGGAAGAGGACGGGGAGTGCATCTTCTTTGGGCGTGTGACCGAGACGAACCGGGAGTTCGATTTGAGCAAGACCGTCACGGCTGACGGCATCCTGAACGAGCTGAGCCAGATGCAGACAAGGCTCACGGGCGGAACGTACCAGACGACGGACGGTGCGAACCACAGCATCCTTGCCATTGCGCTGAAGCCGAACCAAGCAGACAAAGGGAACAGCCCTGTGAACTGCATGGAGCGCGGGAACGTGACCGTGAAGAGCCAGAGCATCGACACCACGGACTCGGGCGACCAGTTTGTGAGTTTCTGGACCATCCTGACGACATACCTGCTGGAACACGAGAAAGGAAAAGACGGATACCTCCGGCTGCGGCTCGCCAACGACCCGGGCACGGAGGACTACTTTTTTTACTACGACTACATGACCGATGAGGACATGCCCACGACCGACCAGACCATCGAGTACGGTGTGAACATGCTCGATTTGACGCAGGAAGAAAAGCGCACCTCGGAACTCGTGAACAGCGTGACGGCCCACGGTATCTCGACCGTGAAAAAAGGCTGGTGGATATTCTCGCGCACCTCTTACGAGACCATCACGGCTACCGCACAGAACACGCTGTCCATTGCGGCTTACGGGCTATGCTCCCGGCATATTTACGTGGACGGCAAGAAATCGACCGCAGACTCGCTTAAAAAAGCGGCACAGGAACAGCTGGACGACTACAAGCAGGTCATCGAGCCGACATTGACCGTCAAAGCCTTTGACAGAAGGGACACGGGTGAGAACGTGGGCAAGCTGGGCTTTTTGCTGCGGACGCACATCCTCTCACAGCCCCACGAGATGGACCGCTGGATGATATGCACCAAGCTGAAACTCCCGCTGGACAGCCCGGACAGCAAGCAGTTCACCTTTGGACTGACGAGCAAGAAGCTCTCGAAGCGGGTGGACGCCATCACGAGTGCGATAAACAACGTGAAGAACGCGCTGTTCGGACTGATAGGCCATGTGAACGAGGACGATTCGTCGAGCTGAAAATTCAAAATAAAAACGAGGTGGTGAAATATGACATACAGCGAAGTCGTTGCCCTGTTGACATCGTCGGTACACGGTGTGCGGAAGGCTGTTTATGGCGTACAGGTACGCGAATACATCGCGCGCTCGATGGAAGCCGTTATCGAGATGGTGCGGCTGGGTATCGAGCGGATGAAAGAACTAGCCTCAGATTCGAAGAACAGTGCAGACGCCTCGGCGAAAAGCGCCGCAGAGTCGAAGCAGAGCGCGGCAGAATCGAAAGCATCGGCCAGCCAGTCGGAAGCCAGTGCGAACCGGAGCGAGGCAAGTGCGGATGCTTCCGCAAAGAGCGCAAGCGAATCTGCCGCAAGCGCTGCAGCCGCAAAGAAGAGCGAGGCAAATGCCAAAAGCAGCGAGGATTCGGCAAAGCGATATTCGGACAAGGCGAAAAACGTCATTGCAGAAGCCAAATCGGAATATAGTGGCGGCTACTACAAGTCCTATGACCTGACGGCTCTGAAGGGCGGCTGGAAGAAACTTTCTCCTGCCAAGGGGCCATACCAATACTATTGCGACATCGCAGTCCCCGACCTGACGGAGAGACATTCGCCATTCTGTTCGACCGGGCTGGAAAGCTATGCGGCAGCGGTGGCGGCAGGGCTGGCAAATGCGGTCGAGACGCGAAATGGCGCGCTCCGGCTTTTTGCCATCCGGGTGCCGACGAAGGACATCGAGCTGGTGCTGACGATTTTTGGGGTGGGGACGACCTCTTACGAGCTGACCCTGCCCGTCCGCGACTGGGTCAAAATGGAGTCTGCCATCGGGCCGAACCAGTATTACTGCGATGTGGAAGTGCCGGGATGCCTTTCGACCATGACTCCGCTGGGGACCACCGCTCTCGAGAACTTCGAGGCGGCTTCTCCGGCAGGGCTGGCCAGCATGATAGAGACCTGCGATGGTCATGTGCGCTTTTATGCCGTGCGGAAGCCGACGGCGAACATCGACGTCATCGTAGCGCTCATCAAGAAGGAAGAACCGGTCAACACCCCTGCTACCCGGGACAAGCTGGGTCTGGTCAAGATAGGCGATGGCATGAACGTGACCAGCGGCGGCAGCATCTCGACGAGAGCTGCGACCGACAGCGAGTTTGATGCCATGATGGTTCGTGTCTTTGGGGAGGGGTGACGAATGGCAGGCGAAGTGATATTTGCAAAGCTCAGCCAGCTGGAAGCTTTTGGCACAAAGGTCGTGACTGATTTTGCCGCCCTGACGGCACGGGTGCAGAGCCTCGAAAGAGCCGGAGGACAGCCGAACATCATCGAGAAGATCCTGGTGAACGGCATTCAGCTGGCTGTGGACGGAAACAAGGCAGTGAATTTCAGCGTGCCGACGAAGACAGGCGAACTCGAGAACGATGCAGGATTTCAAAATGGAACACAGGTCGATGAGAAGCTCTCGACCAAGGCGGACAGTGGGCATGACCACGACGGGCGATACTTCACCAAAGAGCAGGTGAACAGCGCCATTGCAGGAAAAGCGGACACCAGCCATACGCATGATGATCGGTACTACACCGAAAGCGAGATGGATGCAAAGCTTGGCGGCAAGGCGGATGCGGAACACTCTCATGATAACCTGTATTACGCCAAAAGCGAAGTGGACGACAAGTTTTCTGACGTGGCAGCGCCGGCATGGGACAGCATCAGCGGCAAGCCGACTGCTTTTACGCCGACTGACCATACCCATGACGACCGGTATTATACGGAAGCAGAGGTCGATGAGAAGCTTACGGGAGTGGCGGCGAGCGGACATAACCACGACGACCGGTACTACACCGAGAGCGAGATGGATGCAAAGCTGAATGGGAAGGCGAACGCCAGCCACACCCATAACTACGCTGGTTCGTCCAGCGCGGGCGGTGCGGCAAACTCAGCCAATAAACTGAACACGAACGCGGGTTCTGCTACGCAGGGCGTATACTTCAAGGATGGCGTGCCGGTCGCTATGACCTATACGCTGGGCAAGAGTGTGCCTGCAGATGCAAAGTTCACGGACACCGACACCTGGCGCGGCGTGCAGGACAACCTGACCAGCACGGCCACTAATCAGAGTCTGAGCGCAAATCAGGGCAAGGTGCTGAAAGGCCTCCTTGACGGCAAGGCGGCGTCCAGCCATACCCATGACGACCGGTACTACACCGAAAGCGAGATGAACGCCAAGCTGAATGGGAAGGCGAACGCCAGCCACACCCACGATGACCGGTACTACACCGAGAGCGAGATGAACACCAAACTCAACGGCAAAGCCAACAGTTCCCACACCCACAACTATGCCGGGTCTTCGAGTGCGGGCGGCACGGCCAACTCGGTCAACGGCCTGACTTTTACCGCCCAGACCACCGACCCGGGCGCAGGAAGCAGCCTTGCCACCAACAAGGTGCTCATCGTATATGCATAAGGAGATGACAGCATGGCATACGGCCCTATGAGTGTCGGAAGCGACGGGACTTTCAACCTGCTTACCGACAAAACACTGACCACTGAGGATGTGCCTGCGGACGCGAAGGCGGTGGGCGATAAATTCAAAATGGTATACACGAAGACCGAAACGGACGGCAAGCTGAAGGGAAAAGCCGACAGCTTTGTCAGTCAGACGAATGACCCGGGTGCGGGAAGCGCACTTGCAAACGGAAAACTCCTTGTAGTTTACGTCTAAGGAGGTGAAACTTCAAAATGGCAAAAGCAGTTTATGTGGGCGTCGGAAGCAAAGCCCGCAAGATGAAGAAAGCCTACATCGGCATCGGCGGTAAGGCCCGCAAGGTCAAGAAGATGTACATCGGTGTCGGAGGCA